CTATCATCACTTTTCAAAGACATTTATGATAACACACAATTTAATAGAAAACAACTTGATGTATTAACAAAAGAACTTGTTCAATTTATTAAAGATGGAGATACTGCTGTACAGATAGTACCAATGATAAAAGAGTATCTTGAAATCAATGTTAAGAACGATGACCAACTTGTTAAGATGGCTGGTATTGTTCAGAGACTTATATCTGCTGAGGGTAAAGTTGGTTCTGAAGATGAGTTTGGATTATCTGAAGAAGAAAAAACACAGTTGTTGTCTGGTATAGAAGATATTGTAGAAGACATACAAGTAGAGTCTGATAAGATACACAGTAAAATAGAAAATGTAACTAAAGGTAATTAATGTCTTTTATTGAAAAAATAGGAGTTGATAATACTTTAAGTTTAGAAAAAGAATTATCAGCTTTGACTCCAGAAGCAAGAACTCAAGTTAGTCGTTATATAAAAAAAGTAATTCAAGCCTCTGCTTTTAGATTTCACGAAACAGAAGCTTTAACAGTCAAAAAAGTTAAACTAGATAAACTTAGTAATCGTGGTTATGTGGATGGTGAATTTGTAAATAGTAAAAGGTATGTTGAAGATGTTCAACCACAATGGCCAAATATAACTACTGTTCCTGTAGAAGGAGAACAAGTTTCTGTTATAGAACATAATGGACAACACTACTATACAAGTATTATAAATAGAACAGGAGATGTTAATAGTAATATAGTTGAAGGTCAAAAACTAAAAAAATTCGAAACAAGAACTGTAAGACCAATAAAACTAAAAGAAGGCTCTGTTGCATATGAGGGTAGAAATGGGCAATCAATACATTTTGATACAGGATTTGATTTTTCACCTTCTATAAAGATAAGAGCTCATAGTGGTTCTGCAGCTGGTGGATTAATATCAGAAGATTTAGATGATGATGACTCATCAATTTATCTAACTTCAAATGGACTACGTGGTCAAAAATTCAATGGTAAAGAAATCAAAGGAAAAAGTGTATTTATGCAATCCGATAATATATATATTAAAGGGAGAAAAGATGTTGTTATTGAAGGAAATGGAGAAGTTTTTATAAATGCAAAATCAGGACAAACCATAAAAATGGGAGATCCAAATTCCGTATATATACCTACTGTAAATGGTAAAGAAATAGCAGATTTTTTACAAAACTTAATTAGTTTTGTAAGTAAAACTATGGGTGCTATAGGAAAGGCTAGTAATCCTGCTACTTTAGTTCAAGCTGCAAAAGATATTAAACAAGCATTAGGAGAAGATTTACCAGGAATAGTTGATACAGTTAAAAACCAAACGTATTTAAATAAAACTATAATGACGGCAGATCCTAATTTTAAAATACCAGAAAGTCCTGCGTTAAAAAGAATACAAGCTGCTAAGAAAAAAGCTGAAAATTTAAAAAATAAAGTTGAAAAAAGAGCAAAACAAGTTGAATCTGTTCAAAGTAAATTTGAAAAACTAAAATAAATCATAGGAGTTATCATGACTAAGAAAGACCTTGTAAAAGTAATACAAGAAGTAGTTAGAAGAGAGGTAAAAAAAGAAGTTAAGAAGATATTTATAAAAGAACAAACATCTTTAACTGATAATACACCAGTATTATCTGAAATTATGGAACAAAAAGTTTCAGAACCTAAAGAAGAAATAAAGTACACCAAAAACACTGCTTTGAATAGTGTTCTAAATGAAACCGTTGGACTAAGTAAAAAACAAACTCACTTTGAAGAGTATCCAACTATGGGCGGTGGAACATTCGATAAATCAAGAATGAGTGAATTGATGGGATATGGTCAATCAGAAGAAGTTAAACGTGATATGGTTGCAGTTGATACTTTACAAAAAGCTGGTAAGACAGTAAACGATGTACCAGAACACGTAACAAGTGCATTGACAAAGGATTACAGTGCGTTAATGAAAGCTTTAGATAAGAAGAAACAAGGAGGACTTGGATAATGCCAAGAAGTGCTAAAGAAATAGATATAGATCCAGATACATACATTGGTTTATCTTTTCCTTTAAAAGCAGATAGTAATAATAATTTTACTATGACTAAAAACTCCTTGCAACAATCACAACATAATCTAAGAAATTTGTTACTAACACATCCAGGTGAACGTGTTGCTCAACCAGAGTTTGGTTGTAGGTTACGAGAATTATGTTTTGAACAAAGAGATGATGAGTTACCAAGTAGAGTAGAAGACATTGTAAAGGAAGCGGTGTCTAATTGGTTACCATATATAAACATAGTAGATGTATCAACACTATCTGATGAAAAAAATACTATATTTGTAAAACTAAAATATTCTACATCTTTAAATCCAGAAACATTTGAACAAATTACAATAGACACTAGTTATTCTGCAACTAGGTATTAATAGGAAAATAAAATGGCAAGAACAACTGTAAAAAAAGATTCGGTAAAAACAGTAAATTACCTTAACAAAGATTTTAATGATTTTAAAGGTAATTTAATTGAATTTGCTAAACAGTACTTTCCAAATACATATAATGATTTTAATGAAGCTTCACCTGGTATGATGTTTGTTGAAATGGCATCATATGTTGGTGATGTTCTTTCTTACTATATTGATTCTCAATTTAGAGAATCTATGTTGGCTTACGCTGAAGAGAAGAGAAATGTTTACAACATAGCTCAGTCTTTTGGATATAAACCAAAAACAACATCCGCTGCCACAGTTGTATTAGACGTTTTTCAAACTGTGCCAGCATTAAACAATAAACCAGACACTAGGTATTCTTTGAATATACCAGCAGGTGCGGTTATAAAGGCTCCTTCAACTGCAACAACATTTAGAACAACAGAAGATGCAAATTTTAAATTCTCAAGTTCTTTTGACCCGATGACTATCTCAACATTTGAATCGGATGGTGGAGTTCCAACAAAATATTTGTTAAAGAAAAAAGTAAAAGCTCAAAGTGGAGACATAATTACAGAGTTTTTTAATTTTAATTCAGCTGAAAAATATAGTGAAGTGCGGTTGGGTAATCCTGATGTTATAGAAATTTTATCTTGTACAGATAGTGATGGTAATAAATGGTATGAGGTAGATTCTCTAGCAAGAGATACAATTTTTGAAGATATGGAAAACAATGTATCGAACGATCCTCAATCTGCAGGAGATAGTAATTTAGCTCCTTACATTTTAAAACTGAAAAAAGTATCTCGTAGATTTTCAACACATATTAATGAAAATGATGAAACTATTTTAAGGTTTGGAGCAGGAGTATCAGATAATCCTGATGAAGAAATAGTTCCAAATCCAACAAATGTTGGTTCTAGTTTACCAGGTAGTCCGAGTTACTTAACTACTGCATTTGATCCTAGTAACTTTTTAAAAACTAGTACCTTTGGATTAGCACCTGCAAATACAACACTTACCATAAAATATGCATATGGTGGTGGTATTGATGATAATGTAAACCAAGGTGAAGTAAAACAAATAACTGATATAAGTTTTGAGTTACAAAGTGCTTTACTATCAGACTCATTAGTTCAAGATGCAAAAGATTCAGTATCATTTACAAATCCAAGACCAGCTACTGGTGGTTCTGCTGGTGAAAGTGTCAGAGATGTAAGAGAAAATGCACTTGCACATTTTCAATCACAACAGAGAGCGGTTACAAAAGACGATTACATCATAAGAGCATACTCACTACCTGCAAAATATGGTAATGTTGCTAAAGTACATTTTGTACAAGATGAACAACTTAGTAAAGCTGGAATCCAAGATAATTTAGAACGTGTCATAACAGAAGAAGATATCGGTAGTACTGTACAATCATTACAAGTTAACAAAATACCAAATCCATTAGGAATAAATATGTATGCACTTGGATATGACAGTAACAGAAATCTAAGAACTTTAACAGAAACAACAAAACAAAATTTAAAAACTTATATATCACAATACAGAATGATTACTGATGCAATTAATATTAAAAACGCATATGTTATTAATATAGGTATTAATTTTTCTATATTAACTAAAGTTGGATTTAATAAAAATGATGTTCTTCTAAGATGTGTATCCCAAGTTCAAGATTTCTTTGACATCGATAGATGGCAAATAGGACAGCCAATTGTATTGGGTGATATAGCATATGAATTGTCTTTAGTAGAAGGAGTTGCATCCTTAGTACCACCAATTGAAGACAATCCAAACAAAGAACAAATTGTCGTTAAAAATTTATTTGATGTAGGACAAGGTTACTCAGGAAACATATATGATATGGAAAGTTCTTTAAAAGGTGGAATTTTATATCCAGCATTAGATCCTAGTATATTTGAAGTCAAATATCCTAACACAGATATTAAGGGTAAAGTAGTTGGTGATAATTTAGGTATAGTGGAGTAGACAAATGCATTATTTTACATTCGCAGAAAAAGATTCAACTTTATATCAAGCTAGTGGTAGTTTAAATTCAGGTATGGATGAGATACTAGAAGTTAGAAAAGACGTTAGTGACAGCGGAGAAACAGTAAATTCTAGTAGAATAGTAATAAAATTTAATTTAGACATGATATCAGGTTCTCTTAATAGTGGAACTATTACAAGTGCATCATATTTTTTAAATTTATATGATGCAAAACCAGAAGCATTAGTTACCTCTCAAAGTTTATTTGCTTATCCAGTAAGCGGTTCGTGGATAATGGGTGATGGTCGTTCATATGATAATCCAATAACAGACGAGGGATGTAGTTGGTATTACAAAGACGGAGATACAGATGGTACACTATGGAATAGTCAAGTAAGTTCATCTGGTGGTTCTTGGTTTAGTGGTAGTTTGTATGAAGCTTCATACTCGTTTGACCACCAAACTTCAGATGTAAGAATGAATGTTACTGATATTGTTAATAAGTGGTTAGAGGGAACGATACCAAATGATGGCTTTATGATTAAAAGAAGTGGTAGTATTGGTAATATAAGCACTGGTAGTGGAGCAGATGAGGGTAACACAACTAGGTTTGGTAATCTATCATTTTTCTCATCAGATACTCATACTAAATATCCACCAACATTAGAAACTGTGTGGAATGATTCTAAATATGTACCAGGTACTTTGTCACCATTAGCTAACTCAGAGATGGAAGACATGGTTGTTTATATGAAAGGTTTAAGACCAGAGTATAAAGAAAACTCTAGAGTAAAATTCAGAGTTGTTGGTAGAGAAAGATTTCCATCAACAACATACTCAACGACTGCAGATAATTTAACTGTGAAATACTTACCCATTAGTTCATCTTACTATTCTATTAGAGATGCAGAAACACATGATGTGATTGTACCTTATGGTAGTGGTTCATTACTCAGTTGTGATTCTAGTGGAAATTACTTTAATCTTTGGTTAGATGGATATCAACCAGAAAGGTATTACACTTTAGAATATAGAGTTCAAAGTGGTAGTGGAACAGTTGATGAAACAGATCAATATTTTGACGAGGGATTTACATTTAAGGTAACCATATAATGCCGTACACAATAGACGAGTTACAGACATTAGACTTTTACAACGGGTTTAGAAATAATCTTAGAGCACAACACATTGATGAGTTGATAATTTATGCACTAAACAGATTCAGAGATTCAGAGGGTGTTTTGTATTCATTTGAAGCTATAGAAAGAGATCCTGAACTTGGTGTTGGAATGGGAATAGAAAATTCAGAGTTATTGAAAACTCAGACAGGTCCATATACAAGATTACCATTAGAATTAAGTAAAGAAATATTAGTGGAATCAAACATTGATACAGATTATGATAGGGCAAAAGGATATCAAGATGATTATGAGTTATTTGTAAGAGAAAGTTCACAATCTTTACAAAGACAAAATAGTTATCCTGAATATGATAGAGAAATTTTAAATTCTGTAGTTAATAGACAGTTTGAAGAACTAATAATATTATCAATTGCAGAAAATTTACCTGAAGGTATTGAAAATGGTGATGTACTTACTAGAACTGATGCATTAGATTATAGAAAGTGGTTGGTTACTGGAAATCAAAAAAGAATATTTGCATCGACAGCATCTTTTTATGGTGAAAATTTTAATTATAGTGAAGTAAAGGCAGTTTCAGATGCAGTCTTAGATGCTATACCAGATGGGGAGCCTGTAGAATAATGATACGATTATCAAAAACAGACAACGATTTAATAACGACACAAAGAACTGTTAATTTAAATAGTCCTGAAAAGTCCTACATGGGTGGAGAATTTTTAACTAATTCAAAAGACCATATACAACTTTTAATTTATGATGAAAACGAAAACTTTTTAGAATCTTTTATATTAGATGTAGATGATTACATGCTTGTAAGTAATGGAACTGGTCAAGAAATACGAATGAATACTGGTACAATTCTTAGAAAAAATGGATACGATAGGGGTAGATTTGTTTTAAAATATTTGTTCCTTAGATATGTAGCTGGTTCAGATAGCACTGTATTAGTAAAAAACGATGGAAGAATATTTGGTAAAAGTGAAGGTGAAGTGTTTAACAAAAACTTACCATCAGATGTGATGCGTGTTACAGGAGGTCCTGGTGTAATACCAGATTTAACTATAAAAGATGACAAGTATTGGGTTGAAGAAATATCTGCTACTCGTACAGAAATAAGAATACTTCCTCAAAAAATTGTAGACTATGATTATAACGAAGATTATACTGCTATGCAAAATAGTAGAAAAAGAATTAGTTCTATAGATAATGAATTACCAGCCGTACAATTTGAAAATAATCTAGGTGATTCTAAAAAACTAATATTTGGTGGTCAGATGGATTTTAATCCCAATCAACTAAATAAAGGAAAGTTTTTTGTACCAAATGCATTCGTAACAAGTATAACACCACCTGCACCAATTTACAATTTAGGTGATCTTAATACTGAGCCAATTGAAAGAGATGCAGATTTAAATAATGTAGGTAAAGCAGTTCCTGCTCAAGCTTCATTTTTTATGACCGATAGTCTTATAAAAGGTGATGAATATGCTTGGAATTATAATGTTACGTACCAAGATTCAGGAGATACTGAAGATGCTCTAAGTCCTGGTAAATCTGGTGATAGGTTTTTTGAGGGATATAGAACTTTATTTCAGAGATTTAATGGAGATGAACCAGATGATCCTGATAATGCTTTTGATGTAAGTCTTTCAGGTAAAGATGCTTACACAAATCCACACATATTTGAATATAAGGATATAAC